ATGAGAAGTCACGGTTAACGAAGATTACATTCTCTTCGATAGAACCCTGCTTATCCAATCGCTGGATGATAGTGTCAAACTCAGCCAATGTAGTTGGGACGCCTTGGAATACATTTCCTCGAGCGTTAACTACGTAGAACACACCTTCTGAACCAGCGGCTGTGTTACCAGCAGCTCCTGCATCAGGGTTACTACTCAAAGCAGCCAAAGCTCCTGAACCTACTTCAGCAGGAACGGCTTCAATCATAGCAGTCTCCAAGTAGTCATCGAAACGAAGACGTGTCTCGTGCTCAGACTTCAAATACCAAAGGTATCCAGTAGCTCCGTTTTCAGAAGTTACTTCAACCCAACCGATTTGAGCCATATCAGAACCGTTAACAGCGTACTTATCCTTCAAGATAATTGGCTTATTCTCAAAGAAGTTGTCCTCAGCCTCCAAAGAACCAACCATACCAGCTGTGCCTTTCGCAAACTCAGAACCATAAACGAAGATGGTACAAGCAGCAGACGCTTGCATACCAGCTGCCTGACCGCCAGCCTCATAGTAAGCTACGTCAATAGTAAAAGTTCCACCAGCCCCACCAGCAACGGCGCCAACGGCAGTAATAACAGCTTTGTTATTAAGCGTTGCAGCACCTGCGGCAGAAGAAATCATAATGGTTTGACCTACACGCAAAGCGCTATTAGCAGTGTTAGCAGGAAGAGTGATAGTCCACGTTGCCGCATCTGCTGCGTCAGCAGTTGCTGTAACACAAGCGTCATACTTAATATGCAAACGCCCTTGCTCAGCCCACTTGATGAGGTCAGAGTTAGAAGGCATCTCCGCTCCTACCATACGCAAGAAACCAGCGATAGTACGATTTCCGTAGCGCTCGAATTCTTTCTCGTACGTATCAGGAAGATACTGGTTTAAGAAATCAAAATTAGTGATATAATTTGACGCCAAAGCTTTTTGCTCTGGTGCTGGGGTTAAATCAAACCCAGGGGATGTCAATACAGCCATTTTTTTTGTTTTAAAATATTATACTCTACGGGCGCTCCTAATTTTTAGTCCGCGTCCCGAATCGGAATTTACATTCCGAATTTGCATTCCGTCCTTCCTCGATGTCTCAGGCACCTTTCGCGAATCCATATTTATGTTCTTGGATTTACGACTGATGTTTTCGACTCCGTCAGCTTTGCCCTGCTCATAAAAGAACTGGGCGAACTTAGAAGGATTCATTGCAACGCTTAAAGCCTTATGGTATCCTGCTGCGTCCTGAATCAAACCGTCGTCCCCCATAAACTTATTTATAAAGTTCATAATGTCAGTCTGGTTTTTCTTCAGCTCGCTAGCACTACCTGGGTTAAAAGTGACGTCCTTATCTCCGACCTTAAATTCAAAACCTTTGAATTCATCAGAAAAAACTTCGTCAGTCTTATCCCGAAACCACTCGTTACGACGAGCGTTTTCTTGTTGGACACTACTAGACTCCTTCACGTATTGTTGATAGGCTTCAAAATTTTCTTTTTCTTCGCCAGACAAAGGATTCCCGCTTGACTCAAGGGGTACCTTATATTGCTCTTGAAGGTCTGAGAAATATTTCTTAGCCTTATTAACCTCTTTCTTCTTAGCGACTTTTCGCTTACGGATGACAGCCTCTTCATCAAGGTCTGCATCGTAACTGAAATCGTCTACCATACTCTTTACATCGTCGGCATCTAAACCTTCTTCTGTAGCTAGATAATAGTCCGCTAAGAGTGCGTCAGGGTTCATTTCGTCATAGTCCTTGTTGAGTTCAACAAAGTCTTTGAGCCCACGCCCCGTCTCTTTTTTGAAACGGAAATAAGCGTCTACATCTTCAGGGAGCTCAGGCGCAGACTCGCGCTCTTCAAACAACTCCCCTACGGTGTTAATCTCTTTTCCGTATCGGTCCTTTAGAAATGAAAGAACTTGTTCCTCATCTAAACCAGCGGGCTCATCTTGTGTCGGCTCCGACACAGTTTCAGCTACTGGTTCATCAGGTGTTTCACCATTTATTTCGGCTTCGTGCTTTTCAAGAAGCTCCTGTTCCACTTCTGCAACAGACTTCTCTTCTACTACGCCTAGGTCTCGTACTTTAATTTCCATTGTATTTAATTTGTGCGAAGATAATTATTTTTTACCGACCTCATCGTGGCTCGAACTCAGCAAGGTCAAAGCCATCAAGGCTATCCTCATTTGATTCAAAATTGATAGGAGGTAAGTTATTCTTACGCTGATTAATTAGTTTCGACTGCTCTGTATTCTGCTGGCTGATACGCTTTGCTTTAGCGTCTTCACGCATATCCTCTCGTCCAGCAATAAGTTCCTCAGTTACACCCTTGAGTTGCATATTGTAATTAAACTCCTGCTGCATCAACTGGTTTTTAAGCTGAGCCTCCATTTGCATACGCTCAATATCAAAAGCCACCTCGGCCTGCTTAATCTGCACCTTTTGCTGACCCTCGGCTTGTATCTTCATCATCTGAGACTCTGTAGCCAGCTTCTGAGATTCGAACTGCTGCTGAGCCTGCATCTGCTGCTGCTGAAGCTGCATAGCTTCCTCGCGCTCTTGCTTCTTCTTGCGCTTGAGCTTGAGGAGTTGGTTTGCCAACTTAATGTTTTTAATTTCTCTGATATCGATAGCGTCCTCCAAGTTGATGTCGTTCTTAGATAAAGCCATCTGGATATTCTGCTCGAGCATAGCCCTCTGCTCTTCATCAGGAGCTATCTCAATAAAGACACCGAAGTCGTAGATATACAAATCCTTAATATCATTAAGAATAGATATATTGTACTTACCGATTTGATTGGCAAACTCCTCCTTAAAGTCCGCATACTCCAATATATCGGCCACCCTACACGACAAAGCTTCAGCCAACGACTTCAAGATAAACAAGCTACCATCCAAGATATGACGAGTAGCTACGTTAGAGTTTAGTGCCGCTAGTTTTTGTACCCCTACGAGCGAGTTAGGGTCAGGCATAGAGCCATCACGCGCTTCATTGAGACCAGTGATATCACGTATCATATTGAGATAGTGATTGTAGTTCCCAATTAAAGCGCTAATCTTAGACTGCCCCGAGTTGCTGGTGAGCTGCTGGATAGGTACTCGAGCGTTATTAAACTCGCCATCCTGTGTATAGCTACGCCCGACTACGCTACCCGTTTGAAAGTACAGCCGCAAGGCGTCCTCGGGGTTGTAAGCATTGCCTGTCCCGAGGTCTACTTCGTTAAGTCCGTCAGCATCAATGAACACACCGTCTGGAACGATGCGCGACATTACTTGCTGTAATTTAAGGTGGGTAATCTGTATCTGGTCTGCCAAAGGAATCATACGCCGAACCAATGATTCGATGTTACCCTTGTACATACGAGGCGCACAAGCCAAGTAATTTGGCACTGCGTACTGCGATGCAGATTTAGGACGGACCATATTTTCCGCCATCTCCCACTTGAGAATAATATTGGTTCCCATAACCATAACGCCTTCATACCATACATCGATAGTCTTTTCGATTTTCTCGAACCGACCTTCTTGCATCATTTCTTCTGGCGGGTTAAACGTATCATCTTTCTCAACCACCTTGGCGCCTCCGCCATCCATTACCTTCTTCTTATAGACAAACTTCTGTGTTGTCTTATAGTTGAAGTACATAAGGGTAGTGGTATCTTGATAGAAGATATCGTTATCGTAGAACTGCTGTACGTTATAGTAATCGTACCAGCTCTGGGAATGCTTTGAAATTTCCTTGAGGTCGTCCGTAGTAAGCGTAGGGTCTATCTTGATAAGCTCAGTGATAGGAACTGTCTTAATCTCTCCCCAGTAGAAATTATCCTGAAAAAACGGGTCTTCAGTATAGCTATACACCACGTTGGCGGGGTCTACATACTTTACCTGCACCCCGTCACCCTTGAGGAACTCGTGCTTTACCATACCAACACCTAGAACCGTAAGGTCATAGTCTACGCGCTGGCGCGTGTCGTTGTATTTGTTTTGCTCGAGAAGTGTATTGATAGCCTCTTCTTCAGCTATCTCAATCGCGGGCTTATAGTTAAGCTGCATATATAAAGACAACTCTTCATCGCTATTGGGAAGCTCGTCAGGAGACACAGTGAAGGGGTCTACACCAAATCCTTCTTTTACCTGCATCAAAAGGTCTTTAGAGACCATTTGAGCCTCTATCATATCCTGATACTTACTACGCTTTGCCGACGACATAGCGTCTTGAGCATAAGCTTTAACGTCAAACAAACGGTCCGACATTCCGTTGACTACGATATCAACGAACTTAGGGATGATTGGAATTGGAGTCCAGTCCAGGTTCAAATAAGAAAGGTCGCCATCGACCGAGAGTTCGCTTTTATATTTAGCGATAGATTGCTCTCCTCTAGCGTACAATCGGAGTCGATTAAAATCTCTCCATTGACTGTAAAAGCGACAACCGTTTCCATCCCTCTTAAACCACTCATACTGAATGGCTTGTCCAATCTGCAATCCATACTCATAAGTCGCTTTTTCAGCGTCAGAAACAAATTGGGTAGGGAACGAGGCAGATGCTATATTAACCTGAACATCTCTCATTATTTAACTAGTTCGCTTATATTTCCACGATTGTTGTATCTAGCAAAGGTAACAGATAATTTCGATTGCTTTTCAACAGGTTGATAGATGTGTTTTTGGTTAGCCATAATAGCCAATCCCGAGCTTATAGTAGCATCAAACTTTGTTCTGTTGTTGATATCAAATTTAGCCCAGTCTTCAAGCGTCCTTGTGAACGGCATAGTACCGATATCACCTTGCTCTCGATAGGTTCCTTCCATATCAATCCCTACGTGTTTTTCGATATAAGTCTCGATAGCCGAAGCGTGAGACTGCTTTACATCCTCCGAGGTATTTGGTATACCACCTAGCTCTTTCTCCGTCTTAGACAGCTTATTAAACTTCTTGTCGGGACGGTTCATAGAAAACTTACGGTACCCCCTGTTCTTAAAATGGTAAAGCAGACGAGGCTTGTTGTTCTCCGTAAGGATGGGCATACCATAAAAAATGCAGGCCATCAGCACCTCTTCAAAAAATATCTCAGCCGTCTGAGGACGAGCGACATACTCTAAAAAAAACTCGTTACTCGGCGCATCATCCATATTGAACTTAGTCATCCCGTGGAGAGAGCCGTTTGAGCCCCTGCCACCTACTACACCCGATATATCGTACGGGTCACACCCCAGCGAACCGATATGTTCATTGCCAGGATATTTCGTCCCGTTACGAATAATGACGTGGTTTTGCATCCTAGCGGGAGGCGTCCAGCCCAAAAGGAAACGACCGTTACGCTCAGGAGTCCATATAACTTGGCTGTCTTTTTGGCCGTCTTTCCAATGAAACGACCCACGAGTGAGGTAGTGCTCCTTTATCATCTCGTCGTTATAGTCAATCTGTTGATATATCTTAGTTAGATTAAATATAGACTGCTTGCTTTCGTCTCGAAAAGCGTGGGACTCAGTACGCGGAAATTGACGATAGAATTCATTGAGTGCATCAGGGTCGTTTTTAAGCGACGCCACCTCATTCTCCCAATACTCGATAGCTCCCATTTTTATAGACTGCCCGTCAATACCCTTTACCGTACCTGTAGGCTTATGAAATACAGGCATACCATACCTATCGATATAGCCTTCGAAGTTCCACTCCATAGGAATAAAAAGGCTGTACATACCGCTCTTAGTCTGACCGTTAGCGTTGCGGTTGTTTACGTCAGATTGAGTGTATAGGGTTTTGTAGTTCCCACCTCCTTTACTTAACGCGTTGGACGTAGAGCCCATCATACACTTACCGATAATACGGCTACCCAATCGTAAACAAGTTTTGGTGACACGCCAGTTATTGAGGATATTCTCTGGCTTCTCCCACTTACCGCTTTCGTCGTGAACCAAGAGCAAAAGCTTCTCTCCGTCATAGCTGTTGTCAGCTGTATTCTTCCAGTCTATAGTGGTGTCAAGTCCGTCAAGCTCCTCAGACTCATCGAGGTACATATTACGCTTGGTAATTTTTGACGCGGGCACTCGGTATGCAAGCTCCGTTTTCGGCTTGTCCATACCATCCTGTATGGGCTTGAAAAAGAACGGGTAGTTTGCTGATATAGGAACCACCTTATCGGTAAACATCTTTTTGGCGTCAGCACCCGTTTTAGAAAGTATCCCAACTCTAGCGTCCTTAGCTAGGGTTCCGATATTAACGCATTCCGAAGAACCCATAAAAGAAAATCCTGAACGACGAATCTTTAAGTAGCACATACCAAAACATCGGGTATCTGCCTTACAAGCCTCCCAGAAAATATAGAATATACGGTTGGCCTCTCGAAAGTCAGGTAACCCTACGTCAATTTTAGTCCACTGGAGATACGTATAGTGTGAGCCCGTTATATAAGTAGGCACTCCGTCATTCATAAACCAAGCGCCGCTTTCACGTCTGTCGAACTCGCGCTCTACGAAATCTACCCACCTATCTTTAAAATCAGCGGGCATCTCGTTCCACTGAAATATAGTCTTGATACGTGTAAGTTCTTTGGGGTATTCTAGCGGCTGCCAGTACTGTTCTTTTTTGGATTTACTCCGCTGTATAGGGTTGTTAGAAACCATAGGGAGCGCAATACGTACGCCCTGTATCTCTACTACCTCACCTACGGTACCGTCTTTTGATATAACGACAAAGTCATAGTCTTCGTTATAACCGTATTCCCAGCTTTTAGCTTTATTTTTCCTTGCCAGTACCTTTTGAGGCACTACGTCTTTCAGGTGAATAAGGAGTTTATTTTGACCGTCTTTCTGCAAAGCCTTGCTTGGTATTGGTAGATGAATCACCACGCTTTGCTAGCGCATCTAAATTTTCTCTCTCTTGCTCAATACGGTTAAGTATTTCTAGCGCATCGAATATAGCAAGCTTCTTGGTGGCCGCTGCGTTCTTTAACCTGTCGGCAGCCAGCTCGTCTTCTAAGTCAGGCTTTATGATATCTTCTTTAGCTACCTTAATAAGCTGCTCAACCGCTCTGTGACCAGCGGCGATAATCTTTTCTTTGAGTTCTTTCGAGTTCATAATACCAGCGTTATGTTATCAGTAAACATACGGTACAGTTTTTCCCCATCTACAGTAAACTCATACTCGCTATCAGGAAGAAACGATATCTCATCGCCTTCATTTACACCAAGGGCAAAGAGCTGGTCGTTTCCATACTTAAGCCTTCCGATAAGGGGCTCTTCTTTTGAGAACTTACGTATCCACGATTCTTTCTCTTCTACAGGCTCCACAAAGCAATACTTCCCGTGCGCTCGCCATCTATCATCTTTTTTATATAGAAAGAACTGGTCGTCAGTCACAAAGAAGAGGTCGTCCTTAAAATAGCTGCGACCGCTTTTTTGAGCCCCATACATATCGTAATAATACTTAAATACGTTATGATGCACTAGAAGCGTATCCCCTGGCTCGATAGAGCCTGAATAAGAAAGTGGAACGGACTGTACGATAGCGTAGCGGTTAGAAAACCTGTGGTCTTCTTGGGATGAACTTACAATAAACTCAACGTCGTCGGCCTTTCGTTTGTTATCGTATCTGCTGCTATTTTTTGGCTTTACTATAAAGGAGTCTGGTGACCTCATTAAAAGTTAATATTATACTCTACGGACAGCGGCATCGTATGCGAGAAATGTTTCCAAAGAATTATCTCGTTACTGCGCTCTATCCATATCTGAATTGAATTTGATTTATCCTCAACTTTGATGAGGTGTATTTTATAGTTGCCCCCGAGAACCTCTTGGCCCAGCAAGTAATGCATCGCCGATTTATAGTCGGGACCTACAGAGATTTTACGAATAAGCATAACTTAGATAGAATGAACCACGAAGTTTATGTGCTTACAAGTAACATCTGTAGCAACGCTATTTTTTATCCGAACCCTTAGCGCTTGATTGTAAAGCACGTTTGTGATACACGTCATAGTCAAAATAAAGTCGTCGCCCGCTCCAGGAGCAGTTGAATCTTGTGTAGACGCCACTATATCAACGCCATTATTAGACAATAAAGTTGTAACAACGTTATTGTTTCCCGTACTCAACGTCATAGCTACGGTTACCTGCGAAAGCAAGGTAGTCTGGGGTGTATTGGTATTTGTTACCAAATTCCCTGAAACTGAATAACCGTCAGCCAGCCCCTGAGAAAGCGTCACATTTAAATCTACATAAGTATCCGCCTGCGATATGGTTGTTATCGATTCAATATTCGAGTACGCGTCGACATAATAAGTAGGGGCTGTAGCCGAAGAAAGCGAGCCTACGGTAATATTCTTCGTGGCGTTAGAGTCGTTAGCATCGCTAACCACAATCTTATCAGACGGGCTAGGTGTAACGGTTCCGTATGAGCTAATCTTAGGCATAGGTCCTTATTTGTTGCGGCGGTTCTTGCCCATTACAACCGCGTTGAGGATACGAGACAATACATTGACGACCTTATCGTCTTTCTCTGTTTCAGTCAAAGCAGTAATAGTACCAGCTGCTGTAATTGTGGCGAGCAAAATTTCACTCCAAAAACTTGTAAAAAAATTCATATCTGTTCGTTTAAGAATTTGTATTTATCCTGCACATCGAACGAAGGGCAAGACTTACTTGAAAACTCGTTGTGTCCGTGAAGACTTAACTTTCCAAAAATAAGGCGTAAACTTTTAACCAACTCAATGACCGCAATATCCTGCATCTCAGTCATAGTATCAGTAGGATTCATATCCTTATCCACGCCACCTATATAGCATATGCCGATAGAGTTTCTGTTGTGTCCGTAGGTGTGAGCGCCTGACTTATCAAGGTCCCTACCGCGATGAATTGAACCGTCCGCGTAGATACAAAAATGATACCCGATATCATCCCACCCGTTAGCAAGATGCCACCTCCTTATATCATTTACCGTTACATCTCTACCCCCTGGCGTTGCCGAACAATGGAGGATAATATTGCTTATGTCTCTCATTCAATCCCTTTCTTAGCTAGAAGCAACTTAATATCGTTTACTCCATCGACTAAAAAATCTAAGCTTTGCTGAACTTTAGTTTCTTGTTTTTCCAAAGAAAATAACCTTGCTTTAATTGTGGTCACCTCATTTGTCAACTTGACCCAAGTTGCTATAATACCGCCCAACGCTCCAATTGCAATGGAGATAACCTCATAATTCATAACTCTACATTTAGGCAGTTTATTCTTCTTCAGGACATTCCCACTTGTTAGGATTGGGCGGGTAGGGAATACGGTTTACACACTCGTAATACCACCCCGTAATATTTACTTGCAAATCAATATAAGCTGCCATCTCTGGCTCGCTTTCAAAAATCTCCAAATACTGCTGGCCCGTACTAACCTCACCTTTAATTGAATAACCGTAATTATTACGTGGGTTATCAATCAGTTGTTGAGGGTCGGTATACGCTAGCCAAAAAGCAGGCTCGGTAAATGTATGAGTATGCTTAGCCATTATTCAACGATTTCTCCAATTTGGTCCTCAGTTACCTCTTCTGGCTCTGGCGGGAACCATCCGTTGGCTTCCATATAGGCTTGGTCGCGCACCGTACACTCAGTCGGAATGATGGTATCGAAGACCACTGTAGGTGATGTCGTGATGGTTGTGGTGAGCGCGTCTTTCTCCGCCTCTGGCATAAGGGGAAACAAGAGCTGTAGCTCAGTCAGGTCTACCGCTGCATTGACATAGATAAGCCAATCTAGGATAATCGACAGTGCTGCCTCCCCTGTAGTAGGGTGGATGACAGAGCCAAATAGGTTGAAGTTAGCCTCGTCAGGGTTCTGGATAGACTCTGGACGGGTGATACAGTACAACTGACGTGAGATAGCTGCTGCTCGCTCCTCAGATGTAAGCCCTCCTTCGGGAGGTACGATTAGATAGTTACTCATTTTTGTTTATTGATGTTGTAATACGTAAAGATATTGCTTTCTACTTTAGGCTTCTGCGTAATAGGGATGACTTTCGGTTTCATTAATATATATCGTAGAAGAAGTTAATGTTGTCCTCGATGCCTGTGCGGTTGGTTGATTGGTCGGAATCGTAGATAATCAATTCGCTCCTGTGTCCAATCATTGCAG